GATGTTGTGATGCTGTACACGTACGCGGTGATATCGGTCCACACCCCCGCGGTCGGGCCGAGCACCGCCGTGCCGAGCACGCCACGGTTCACATCATCCAAGACCATGTAGTTCGTGACCGGGTTGATAAACCCGAGATTCACGCTGACGGTCGGGAACGACCAGTTCGATTCGAGGTCGGTACCGTCGAACGAGAACAGAGGCGAGTCGAACGCCGACAGTGTGTTGTCGAACGTCGAGACGGGCATCTCAGAGTGTCCCGGCAGCCCCCGCGAACGGGGCCGGCGTCACGATCAGCAGCCGGTTCAAGAACGTCCCCGTACCGCCGGTGATCGTCTTGTATTGCGCCGTGAACACGTTGGACCCCGCGGTCAACGTAACCGGGTACGTCACCGAGCATTGGACGAGGTCGTTGGCGGTGGCGGACACGAACATCAACGCGGTCGTGTCGGTCGACGCGAGTGTTGTCGCACCCGATACCGCGTATGCCATCGCGGCACCGTCGAGGAGCGTCGCGTTCGACATCTGGCATGACAGGGTGACGAGCGCAGACGTCCCGGTGGTCGCGGTCACGATCGGCCCCGCCGTCGTCAACGCCCCATACGCCGTGTTGGCCCGCGTCTCCGAGGTCGCGACCGACGCCCAGATCGGCTGCGACAGGTTCTCGTTGTAGACCAGCGTCGTAGCGACCGCACTGCCGGTGATCCCGATCTTCGTTTCGAGCGCGATGACCGCCAGGCCCAGGTCGCCATGCAACGACGAATGCGGGTTCGTGAACAGGGTGTTCGCGGTCAACGTCGTGTTCGTCGGGAACTGAGTGGCCGTGTCCAGACTTCCGGGATAGTTAGTAGCGATGACTCGGCCCTCCCATTAGAGGTGTGCTCCTGCCCGCCACGAGGTACCGAGACGCCGTTCGGCCATCTGAATCGACTTGATGATCTCTTCGCCGACACGCCCAAGATCCGACGTCGGACCTGCGGTGACGTTGATGACGACCTGCATCGGGGCCAACCCGACCCCGGCTTTGTGGGTCGGGATGATCGTCTCCCCGGAGTGGACGACCGCGAGTTGCGCCATCCCGATCGGACCGGGGACGACACCACCCGTGTCGAACGAGCCGATCATCCCGCCGAGCCCGGTGAGCGCACCGAAGATCGACGCGACACCGACCCCAGCCCATGATTTCGTGGTCGACAGGTTCGCGAGACGGTTCCTGAGCGCGTCAAGCTTGTAGTTCGCGGCGGAAGTATCTGCGGTGATCGTGGACGCCTTCGCCAACGGAAGGTTGTTGATGCTCGTGCCGAGCGTGCCCACCGCCACCCCGAGGCCCGTAACCGCGCTGGTGGCCAGTTGGTGTTTGGCGATCCACGCGTCCAGTTGTGCGCCGCTGCCCGACCCGAGCGCGTTGGCAACGGTCTCCAGCGCGCCCGCCACCAGATGAAGTGCCCCGGTGATCGTGTCGACGACGGGCTTGATGACCTTCCACGCGGCCTCGAGTACCTGTTGGATTCCCGTCCAGATCTCTTTCCAGTGTTTTCCGAGGGCGACTGCCGCGATGGCAACCAGCACGATCGGGGCGACAACCGCGAGCACCACACCGATGACAGCCGCGAGCGCGGGGTTGTCCTTGATCCACTTCCACACCTGATTCCAGTTGTTCCACAACCAGAGAACCCCTGCGACCAACAGGGCAATGCCCGCGACGATCAGCGTGATCGGAGACATCAGAAACGCGAGCGCGCCACCAGCCGCGAACAACGAGACGGTCCACGCGACCACAGCGGCGACAAGTACACCGCCGATCACGATCGCGAGGGCATACGCGATCGTCTTGTGCTTGCCCAGCCAGTCGACCACTCCCATGATGACCGTCATAACCTTTTGCAAGATCGGGATCAGGAACATGCCGATCTTGATGCCCAGGTTCTCGACTGTCGCGACCATCGTCTTCAACTGACCGTGAAACGTCTCGGCTGCCGCCGCGGCCGCCCCGCCAGTAACTTTCGTCAACGCGGCGACCATCTGCGCGCCCGTGCCCTGCACGACCGTCAGATGCGCCTGCGCGGCAGCAAGCTTCTCGGTGGCTTTCGTCACCGCGTCGTGTAGGGCGGGAGTCTGCTTGTGTGCGTCGTGAAGTTTCAGCGCCGCGGCGAGCACGTTGCCGTACGCGACCGTCACCTTGTCGTGTGCCTGCGCGAGCTTGAGCGCGCCACCCGACGCCAACGGGACATCGACACCGAGCATCTTCAACGGCCGTAGTTGGCCTTCGGATGCCTTGATGACCGCGAGCATCGACGTCGCGAGGTCTTTGTGCGCGAACGCCGAGAGGTCCATCGCGACTTTGAGGAGCCCGTACGCTTTCGTCGCCGAGCCGGTCGCGCCGACCCCGCGGGCGAGCTGTTGTTCGATCTCGACTGCGTTGTGGCCGAACTTCGCGCCCGTGGCGGTAGCCTGCGCGACTACCGATGACGCCGATGACCATGCCTGGTTGTGGTTCTTCAACGCGACGAGGAGATTCGCGTGGGCGTTCTCGAACTCGCCCGCGATCTTCACCGACATGCCCGCGATCGCCGCACCCGCGACCACCCCGACCAGCGCGACGGTCTTACCGAACGCGGCGAACTTCTCGCCCATCGACGCGGTACGCGCCTCGGTTGTCGCGGCGAGCTTCTCGATCTCCGTGATCGCCTGCGTCGAGTTGGCGGTAAATAGCGCCTCCAACCTTTTGATGCTCACAGGTACCCGATCCTCAAGAACACGCTCTCGGCGAGTGTCCCCATCTGCGTTTCCATCGTCGTCGTCGCGCGCACGAATGGCGGCCCGAAGAACGGATGCGCCGGCTGCGACACCCACACGTCACGGTTGCCGAACACCGGATGCCGGAACCTGCCACCCACCCCACGGTGCTCCACGGCGGCGGCTTCGCCCGTGTCGTCACCCGCGGCGACGAGCACCGACCCGGCGCCTTCGGTGATGCGGAACGTGCCGGGGATGCGATGCGAGAATGCCGCCGCGCTCGCGGCTTCGGCCGCGAACCGCAACGCGGTCCCGCGCACCGTTGTCCGCAACCCGTACTTGATCTCCGGTGCGGTCGAACGGATCTGCTCACCGAACCGGGCGAACACCTCGGGAAGATTCGAGTGAAACGACGGCGCGAGGGTCATTGCCGGTTCGCCTCCTCGATCTGCGTTTTGTACTCGTCACACCACCGCATCAACGTTCGGGTGTCCCGGTACGACAAGGCGTCCCATTCCCACGGGCGGATACCCAGTAAATGAGAGAACACCCCCAGGTAACGGGACCGCAGAACGGTCAGCCGTTGCCCGGAGGTGCCTGTGTAGGGGGGGCGTCGACGTCCAACCGTTCCCGCTGATCGTCGGGCAGCGACTCCAGGAACGCGTCGCGCTTCTCCGGGGCGATACTCGCGAGGGTCTGCGCGGCTTCTTCGTCGTCGAGGTCGATCTCCACCGAGTCGAGCGCGAACTTCACTTCCGCGAACCGCACGTTCGGTTGCGACTGCCGGCGTGCCATCCACACCTGTGCGGTAAGCGCGAGCATCGACCCGGCTTGTGCGAGCCGCTGATACTCGTCGAACGAGCAGTCACACACCCGTTCGATGTCCATCACATCGGTGTTCGTCAGGTCGTTCGGCGAATAGTCGTACGACGCCCTTGTCCGGGTGCCGTCCGCGCCGATCTCGTCAACCGTGATCTTCATTCCCGCCCCTTTCGTGGGTTATATAGCGACGTCGGCCGACTGGTACTGGATCTGCACCGGGTTGTCGACGCTGTTGTCGAGCGCGGTCCAGGTCGTCTTCGCGACGAGGACGCCTTGCGTGTCGATCAGCACCGGGGCCGCGTCGAAGTAGACCGTCGGGCAGATGATCTTCACGAACGGGAAGTTGCCACCGCCGATCGCGGTCGGCCCGGTGATGTCGACCTCAAGCGCGGTGTTCGCCTCCAGGGGGGGCGATGCGGTCGAGCTGAACGTCGTGTAGAAGTCCGCGAGGGTCGAGAACTCGATGTCGAGTGTCCCGGTGATCTTGCGGAACCCGGACGCGTACTGCTCTTTCTTCGTCGCGGAGCCGATCGTGAACCGGCGGTCGTCGAGGACATCGGTCTGCTTGATCGTGAAGTTCGACACCACACCGACCGGGGCGGCGCCACCAGCGATGCTGGTGACGTTCGCTGATGTCGACGGGGTACCACCGATCAGCAGGGATGCCTGGTTGAACGAGTAGGTGTTCGCCGCGATGAACGACGGGGCCGCGTACGAGACTGCGGTCGATTCGTTCCACGCGTCGATGCCCAGGTTGACTTTGACGAGCTGGTCGCGGGCGATCGAGATCGCCCAGTCTTTGATCTTGCAGCCGTTGTAGGTGAACGACTGGATCGTGCCGGGCCCGGTGATCGTCTCCGGTACACCCTTCTGGATCGTCAGGCCAAGGCCGGTCTTGTCGGCCGGGTAGTACGTCGCGAGATACGCGCCCGTCAAACCCACCTGTGTGACCGCGGTGCCGGCACCAAGCATGTGCTTGAACAGGAGACCCCATTGACGATCGGCGAGGTCGAGGTCGATCTGGCCGGCGACGGCGTGCGCCACATAGTTGCGGCGGTTGGTCTGCTCGAACAGCCCCTGGTGGATACCTTGGGACTGCGCGACGGTCTTCGTCATCGTCAGCGACTCTTTGTCGAACTGCGGCCACCGTGACACGGTGACGGCGGTACCGACGGTCGCCTCGGCAACGAGGCCGAGCGTTCCACCTAATCCGGACGGGATCGTGTTCGGCATTTAGACGACTTCCTCGACGGGCGCCACCACGGACGCCGGCTTCTTCGCGGGACTGTCGGAGACGACCTGCCAGATTTCGGTTTGCGTCTCGTAGTTCTCGACCGCGTCGTCAGCGACGTCGATCACATCATCGGGTTGCACCAACCGCGACGGGGTACCGAACAGCACGTACCGCGCGTCGGACGAGATGTTGCGGAACTTTGCCATCACACTCCTTAGAGCGAATAGAGACGACTGAACCAGCCGACCGCGAACTCGACGGTCGCGTAGCGGCCTTGGGTTGCGGACTCGTCGGTCTCGTTGGTCTGATGCAACGTCCCCGCCACAAACTCGACCCATCCGGTACCGAGCAGCGCCACTCCGGGCGCGGCGCCACCCAAACCGAGCAGTTGCGGGTCGGAACGGAGTGCGACTTCGGCGGCGTTGACGATCGAGTACGCGTTGTCGCGCGCTTTCTTCTGCGCGTCGGAGATCGAGTCGGTGATCGTCGCGTTGTCCTGCGCCGAAGTGTCGTCCCCACCGATGAACGACGACGCGTAACACCTGACGATCGCCCGTTCGTCTCGGGCCGGGGCGCCACCCACCGCACCCGGCTGCCCTAGCGACGCCCACGTCTGGTTCGAGTCGGCCGTCGGGTCCAGCCCGCCGCCGACACAGATCACCACATCGTCAAACCCGGCCGGGGGGAGCCCGTCATACACGATCGGGGTTTTCGGGAGTGTCTGGCCTTGCGCGTCGGTGATCGTCACCGACAACGCCCGAAACTTGGTGAGCAGCGCGTCGATGACATGCGGGACGAGCGAAACCTTCGCGGCCATCAGGCGATGCTCGGGTGTCTGCGGGAAGGGGCGAGGAGTTCGCGTACCCGGTTGGGGACGAAGAACCCGAGGATCGTCGTGCCCGGCGTGTCGTCTTGCGCGGCCGCGCCACCACCGAACGGGCGGCGGGCTGCTTGTTGGGTCTGCTGGTAGTTGACCCGGATCAGCTCTTTGGTGCCGTACGAGACGTTCGCGGGGACTTGCGCGTACCCGGCCGTATATTTGACGGTGACGGCGTTCGGGCCGGGCGGGAACGTCGCGACACCACCACCGACGGTGCGGCGCACGATACGGCCCGTCGGTTCCCAGGTGTACGAGTAGATCGTCCCCGCGTCGATCGTCGCGACCTGTGTGAGGTCATAGCGGATCGGCCCCCGGTACTCCGACACTGATTCGACGGAGACGAGAGGCCGGTGCCGGGTCGAGATGAACACCCCGCCACCGTCGTACGTTTCGGTGAAGGAGCGTTGCAGGATCGGCCCGGTGATGTTCTCCACCACTGGTGTCACCGCGTCGATCGTCAACAGCAGCTCGAGGTCGTGCGTGTTCGTCGCCGCCGGGATGTTCAGATGATCCTTCACGTCCCCGAGGGTGACGAGCCGTGCCCCGCCTGGGGTCGTCAGGTTCTCTTGGATGTCGATCGTGAGCTCGCCGACGATCGGGTAGATCAGCTTCGCGGTCGTGTCTTGGAAGTACGCCTGATACCGGCCTGCGGTCGCCGTGTCGGTGGTCGTGAACGTGTAGGAGACTTGACCGCTCGCGGCGACGACGAGCGTCGCGGTCGCGTTGATAGTCACGTCGTTGCCGGTCAGCGACCGCATCACGAAGTTGACCGTGTGGGCGGTGACGTTCGGTGATGTCGCGAGGTCGGCGTTGAGGAGCGTGTACGCGAAGACGGGAGTGGTTCCCTGCTTGGCGACGAAATCGGCCACAGGGGTGCTCCTAGGCGGTGGTCTTGCGGGGCCGGCCCGGCTTGCGCGGGACCGACGTCTCGAACTGTTCGGGGACCGCGGCTTCCTGATACCCGTAGCGGGCAAGTTGGACGGTGATCTCGGCGACGAGTGCCTGGTCGCCGCGTTGCGCGGCCGCGTTGCGGTAATGCAGCAACATCTCGATCCGGTCAGGCATCATCCGCCCCCTTCAGGGTCTGCTGGTGGACCCAACGACCGGTCTCCCCGCGCGGAACGCGAGGAGCCGGTCGGTTGGGTTCACTTGACGGCGTGTCCGTCGGTCGAGGCGTGCTCGGTCGACTTGGCCTTCTTCTCTTCGGGTACCTCGTCGATCGGGAACACTTCGCGGAACACGGACGGGTCCGGGTTCACGTCAGCCTCGACGACCTGACCAGGATGAAACTGGCCGTTGGGGAACGTCTCGTCGTTGGCGGGCGCGCCCTTCACGGGCGTGTCGCCTTCATGTACGAAAAACGGCACATCTACTCCTTAGGTGAGGACGACAATGGGGGCGGTCGCCTGCGCGGTTGGGGTCACGATCGTCGCGGGGGCTGTCGCACCCAACGATGAGCCGTGAGTCGCGCAGATGAACAGCGGCGCGCCGGTGTACCAGGCGTACAGGACAGCGGTCGCGGAGGTGAACACCGCGGCGGTCGCCTGCGTCGTCGCGAACTCGTTCAACGACACGTAGATGAACCCGTTCGGCGCGTTCGCCGGGGTTATCAACTGCGGGGCGGTGAGCGTGAACGTGAAGATCCCCGACGCGGCCATCGCGGTCGTCACCGACGTTGACTGGCCGATCAGCGCGGGGACCGCAATGCCCGAATAGAGGGCAGCCCACTCGTTGGTGATCGTCGCCGACGCGGTCGCGCCGACAAACAGCGACACCTTCGAGATGACGGCACCCTGATCGACGGGCACCGCGACCGAAGTCGCGACACGCGACGTCGACACAGTCCCGTCGGTGAGCGCGGTGATACCACCGGCGAGGTACAGGTTCGAGTACGCCGGCTGTGATGGGTTGAGCACGTTGCGGGTCTGCCCGAGCAGCGAGTCGATCGGGTTCGTTACCGGGTAACGACCTCGGGTAAGAGGCATGAAGGAACTCCTTAGGAAAAGAGAGGGGGTTGCGAGGCCGGGGAGAGACGACCCAAACGGCCGTCCCTCCCCGAACCAAGCGGTTACCGACTAGAACGTCGGCGCGGCCAAGCCGGTCGTTCCCGTCACCAGCGACGTGCTGGCCTGGAAACGCTTCGGCAAGAAAGCCGAGTACGCGTAGAGCTGGAAGCGGATCTGCAACGTCCCCGAAAGGATCTCGGGGAGAGCACGCATACGCACGGTCCCTTCCCACAACTGCAGGTCGTCTTCCTTCACCACTGCGATCGCGTCACCCGTACCACCAGTGATGGCAGACGTGACACACGCGGTCGGCATGTTGGCGTCCTTGATGACCGGAAGGCCAACAAGCACACCGGCGACACCTTCGGCGACGTTCAGCGTCTCGATACCGAACGCGTTGAACGGTGCATACGGGACGAACAGGGGACGGCCGGTCGTGTCAAACGCGGTCGCTTCCCAGTTGTTCGCACGCCGAGGGTGAACCCACAACGCTGTAGCGCCTGCGAAACGCAGAGTCTCGATGAAGTTCTTGCCGGCGACGATCGACCGGAACTGTGTACCAGTCGTCGACGCGTCGGCGAACACCGTCGAGCCACACGTCACGAGGTTGATCTTCGTGATGTCCGTGTTCGACGTGGCGCCTGTCTGTGACAAGACACCCTGGTGCTGGCCGCTTGCGCCAGAACCGGAGATGACCTGCAAGTCGAGACGCTGGTCGTAGTCCCGCGACAAGTCGTCGAAGACGACGTTGTCCATCGCGAGAGGCGACTGCTCGAGGAGCTGCAAGCTGATGTCTTCCTGGCCGGCGATCGTGTTGACGCTCGCCGAGACGCTGGTCGTCACAATGTCCGTTGATGTGACCGCAGCCGCGTTTGCCGTCTGGATGGCAGTCGCGGAACCAGTCGTGATCTTCGGGACGTTGATGACACCGATGCCGGGAGGCAGTGGAGACGTCGGCACCCGGTTCGCGATGACGCGACCCGGACGACGGAACGGCTCATACTGCGACACGAGCCACAACGGCGGGACGAACTCTCCACCGGTACCGGCTGTGGTGTTCGGGTTGACGCGAGCCTCAACGTCGGGGGCGTCTCCCCAACGTCGGACCTCGTCGACGATCCGCGAAGCAAACTGCTTCTGGTCGCCGGACTCGGCGTCACGCTCAATCTCTTTGTAGTTCTGTGCGAGACGCGAGCGTGCGTCTTCCGGGTGGATGCCGAGCGACGAGGCGTGCGGCACCATCGCCGCGGCCAGGTCACGCAGGTACGAAGGCTCACCGGCGCCGACGAACGCGTCGCGGCGGTACACGCCCGGCTCCGAGCGGACAACCGCCGGACCCTGACGGGCGTCGATCACCTTCGCGAACGCCTTGTCGGCCTTCGCTTGGCGGGTCTCGACTTCGATAAGCTTCTTCGCTCGCTTGTCGAGCTTGCGGACCTCGGCGACGAGACCATCGAACTCGGTCTGCTCGTCGTCGGTGAGGGTCTTGTCGTCGCGCTTCTCGGCGTCGGCGACGAGACTGTCGATCTTCTTTTGGGCCTTGTCGCGCTTGGTGCGCGTGGCCTCAAGGACTGCTTCGGACATGAATGTCTCCTGATGAGGGCGCGCAGGGTGCGCGCGGGGGTGCCCTCGCGAGGTGGTACCCGGACGGGTACCGGCGTCGTGCCAGGTGGTGGCCCCGAAGGGCTCCGGCGTGGAGTGGGCTAACTGGCCTTCAAGCGCAGCGCCGTCGCGCGTGCGCGGTAGTAACTGAGATCCCTGACGGGTGGCACCTCAACGAGTGCCGGCGCGTCGGGGTCTTCGGGTTGAATCGAACGCATGAACGACACGAACTCGTCGCGGTCGAGACCACGCAACAGAGATTCGGCGTCACGCAGAGAAAACGAGGTGGCGTCGTTAGCGCCTTGATTCACGACCGAAACATCGCCGCGGTCGATGTTGACTTCGAGGATGTCGCGCTTATCTTTCTCCTCCGATGTCGTGTCGTCGTCCTCGAAGTACGTCCACTGTTGGCGGATCACGCGGAACGCGAACGACATCTGATCGATGTCGCCTCGGGCAACCTTCGGCGCGAGGCGCTGAACGTCCAGGTCGTCGGGTTCGAGCGTCGCGTTGACATGGAGCCCGCGGCCGTCTTCCGCCAGTTGGAGCGTCCCCGACAGGGTGCGGGCGAGCGGCAGCCCTTCGTGGTTCAAGAGCAACTGCACGTCGGGGCGTTCCGAGAGGGTCTTTGCGAACGCGCCGCGCTTGATCGTCTCTTCGTACCAGCCCATGTCGTAGGTGTGCTCCGTCACCGAAGCCCAACCGTCCAACTTGAGGGCACCGTCGAGCTCGCGCAGTTCAAGCCCCGAGACAGCAACTCGGCGGACTTCGCGTCCGCGAATCTGCTCCGCTCGTTGTTTGCGAATCGCAAGATCCATCGTCATCCTTAGAAGTTCGTAGGCGCGGGAATCGCGGTCACGACAGCGATGCTCGCGGCCTTGAAGTTGAGGAACGCCACATACCGGCGGAGCTGCAAACGGATCTGCAACGCCCCGGCGAGCGGGTTCGGGGCAACCGCGAACTTGATGTCCGACTCGTAGAGCAGCATGTCGGCGACGCGGGCCACAATGATGTAATCCGCAGTCGCGGCCGTCGCTCCGATGATCCCCCCGGACAGGTAACAGGGGATGCCGATGATCGGGCCGACCGGGAGACTGTTCCCCGCGATGGGCATGTCGTTCGGGTGCGGCCCCTGGCCCGGCGAGGCGAGCGGACGGTTCTGTGAGTCTTCCGCCGACGCGATCGCGTAATACCGGCGGGGGGACATCACGATCACTTCGGGCGGCAACTGGCGGAGCGTCCCGACCGACGCGGCGGCCTGCCCGATCATCGTCCACAGGTTCGTGACCATCGTGTTCTGTGTCGTCGAGACACCCGAACCGTCGACAGTGACGATCGACGCCACCTTCGTGATCCCGGTGAGCTGCCCGTTCGCTCCAGTACCGGCGAGCATCTGCTTCTCGAGCGTCTGGTTGTAGGCCCGGTTCAGGTCCGTGTAGACGATCCCGTCATACCCCGGAGGCGGGACGAGGTCGAACAACTGTTGGGAGACGTCGGCGTTGCCGGTGATCGTGACGACGTTGCCGTTCGCACCTGCATCGGCGGTGACTTCGTCCACGTCGGTCGCCGAGACGCCTTGCGCGGTTTGGATCGCCGCGTCGGCACCGGTCGTCATCTTCGGGACGTGGATCGACGACACCCCCGGCGGCAGCGCCAGGTTCGTGACGAGGTCGCCCAAGACTCGGCCGGCGCGGGCCTGGGTCTGGAACTTGTCGATCGCCCACATCGGCGGCGCGAACTCCCCGCCCGTCCCCGTGGTGGTGTTCGGCGCGACGCGCTTCTCGACCTCGTATTCGTGCTGGTGGCGGTACAGGCGCGAGGTCGCGTCGGGATCACCGCGGTTCGCGAGCGCCAAATCTTGGAAGAAGGAACGTTGCGTGTGGTACTCGTACGTCAGCGGCTCACGCTTGACGACCGCGGGGCGTGCGTCGCGCCGGTCGAACTCTTGGAGCAGCGCAGCCGACACTTGCCGGCTCAACTCTGTCGGGTCCGCCACCTCCGGCATGTTGATGGTGATGGCCGGCTCGATTACTGCGGTCATGGAGACTCCAAACGGTCACGCAAGACGTACGGATCGCCTTGCCGGCCGTGGTTCGGGTAGTACGGCTTCGAGCCGCACACAGTGAAAAACTCGCCTGCCTCATGCCGGTCGATGTCGACCACACGGTCGAACAGCCACCTGATCCAACCTTCGGGAGGCTCGCAACGCGGAACACCGAACACATGCGTCACGAACTTGGTCGCGAATGTTTTCGAGTCGAGCGTCGGTGTCCCGACGGCCAGATGGTCCCGGTCGGGGACGCTGAACAACCAGCCCGGCTTGTAACGGAACCCGTCGAGCACCTCGGCGAGAGTCACTGGTCCGGCTGTGTCGGCCCTGGCGCGTTGTTCGGGTCGCCGCCACCATCACCGAGCCCGCCAGGGTTGACCGCACCGACATTCGCCGACGGCGACGCGATCTGCTTGCCGGTCGCGACATCCCAGTAGGCCATGTTCGCGGGACGGGCAATCACATTCCCGAGACCGTTCGGCAACGGCTCCCGGTCTTCGAGGGCGCGCAGCTCGTCGAGCGTGTTCTCGCCGATGTTCGCCCAAATCTGTGCCGCCTGGGCACGGGCGAGCGTGTTGCCCCGCAGCCGCGACGCGAAGTCGAACTTGCAGGTCTGCGACGGCCTGAGCAGGTCCGAGAAATACTGTTCGATCCTTACCGCCCACGGCAGCAGCGCATCCTGCACGTACATCATCTCGAGCTCTTCGGTCAACGTCGGGCCCGGCGAACGGTCGGTGACGCCGATCTTGTGGGGCGGGATACGAAACCACGAGATGATCTGCTGCTGCTGAAACTGGCGGGTCTGCAAGAACTGGGCGTCGTCGGGTGCGACCGAGATCGTCTTCCACGTCGCGCCGTCGGTGAAGATCGCCGGCTGTGAGGCCATGCCGAGCCCGCCGTGCATCATCTTCCACTCGCGGGCCATCTCGAGGGCCTCTTCGGGTGCGAGCGTCCCTGGCACCTCGATCACCCCGGAAGGGTTCGCGGAGTTGGCGAAGAACTGCGACCCGTACCGTTCCGTCGCCGCCGCGAGTGCCCACGGGGAACGCTGATACTCGACCGGGTTCAGACCAATGAACGAGCCCGGGACCAGCAGCGCGGGGATGTGCACCATGTCGTCGAGCGGGATCGGCTGCCCTGATGCCTTGTAGGTCCGCTTCCCGGTGTTGGTGTCACGGCGGGCCATGATCCGATCGGGGTGGATCGGCATGATCATCGTCGCGTACCCGCCCGAGTCGCGGTCGACGATCTGCCCGTAGAAGTTGCCGCGCAACAGCAGACTGACCATCACTTGGGTGAAGAAGTCTTGGCGTGTGCCTTCGGGCCACGGGTTGTCGATCAACGGCGGGGTCGGGTCGAGCAGCTTCTTCGACCGGTCTTTCGTCTTCTTCAAGCCTTGCAGCGGCAGGGTCGAGATGCCGTCCGACAAGAGCGAGATACACGACCCGACGGTCGTCAACGACAGCGCTACATCGTCGTTGATCGCGATGCCCGCCGAGACAAGGCCGGTCTGCATGTTCGTCGGGATCACCGACGTTCCCCACGGCAACGAACCGTCGGCGCCGCGCCGTTCGAGCGAACGAAGGATGCTCATGTCACGTCACCTTCGTCTTCTCTGCCCGGCGGGCGGTGCGCTTCGCCTTCCACCCGGCACGTCGCGCCCGGAGCGGGTCGACGACCCGGCGGGTTTGCACCACCGCCTGCTCGTCCGACACCGCGTAACCGATCAGCAGCAGGAACAGGCCGGCGGCGATGAGCCCGGCGATGGGGGCGAGCAGCCAGGCCGCGTAGGCGAGCACCGCGAAGCCGGCGAGTTCACACAGGTCGCTGACTTTCACCAGAACGTGATCGTGACGGTCGCGGTAGTCGACGCGTTCACTATGAATGTCGCCGGGGCGGCCTGTGTCGAGTCGAACGCGAACGTCGACGGGTACTTCGCCGACACGGGGAACCCGGTGTCACCGGAGATCCCTTTCAGGGTCAATGTGCCCGAAAATGCGGGGTTTGGTGAAGGACTCGCCGCGTTTGGCCCCAAAAACCGGATATATGTGGTCCCCGTGGGGACGGTGATCGTGTTCGCGCCGGATGACAGCGCGAAGATCGACTGCTGCCCCACCCCTGCGGTGAAGGGGATCGTGTCGGTGAACGACTCGGTTCCGAGCTGCGTCCCCGACAGGTTGCCCTGATGCACGACGTTTCCGGTGACTGCCATCTACGTCTCCTCGTCGAGTTGTTCCATGAGGGCAGCCATCGACAACACTTTCGGCTTACCGGCCCTACCCGCCGCCCACACGCCCACCGACGCGGCCACCAGGAGGCTGATGTCGATCGACGAGGTTTTGCGGCCCCACGCCCACGCGTCACCCACCGGACGTTTCGCCGCCCCGATCACCGCCGCATCCAGATCACGATGCCGGCGGATCTTCAACCCCCGGTCGAGGACCGCGTCGTAGAACAGGGCGGACGCGGCGACCATGTCTCGGCTGTCCAGTTGCACGAGTCGGACATGGCGGCGGGTGAGCTCGTCGACGAACGCCCCGGCCGGGCCCATCTTGTCGACCGCGAACGGGGCCTTGTACTTGTCGCGCAGCTCAACGATCCGGTCAGCCAGCCACGCGACACCGGGCAGGTAGTCGACGACCTCGACGGTCGGGCCTTTGCCCACCGCGACGATCGCCGCCGCGGACCGTTCCGGGTTCACGTCGAACGCGAACATCGTCGCGACAGCCTTGGTGTCCGGGTCACAGACCGCGTCCCAGGCTTCGCGGGTGAACACCCCGAAGTCCGACACGTCAGGGCTGATCGAGAGCCGTTCCCGTAGGAACATCTCGGCCGACATCGAACGGCGTTCGGACTCGACGGCCTCTTCAGTGATCCTGATCCCCAAGGCGGGGTTGGCTTGCGCCCACGCGTCCCGATCGTCCGGGTCGGCGTCGGGTTCGGCCGAGAACTCCATGTACGCGAGCCGGGGGTCTTCACCCGACCGGCCACGTTTGCGGACCCGGTGAAACACCACCGAGCCGATGTCGGGCGCCGAGCCGAGATACCAGGCTTGCGCACCAGGCCGGGCCGAGATCGTCGGCAACAGGGCACCTTGGGCGTCGTCGTTCAAGTCTTGGGCTTCGTCAAATATGAGTAGATCGCCGGTCAATCCACGGCCCGAGGAGCGGGACCGGGCGATGAACGTGATCCGGCCGCCACCCCGGAACTTCATCTCGTAACCCGACGCCGGGCTCGCGACCGCCGAGACGAGGCAGTCCTTCACGTCCGGGTTCGCTTCGATCAACGCGAGGAGCCGGTCGTAGGACTCGCGGGTCGTCTTGAACAGGTGCGACGTGTGGATGATCCACTCGTGCAGGATCGTCAGCCCGAAGCCCTCTCGGACCTCGATGGCGCCGTTCTTACCGTTCTGGCGGGAAGCGATCAGCCCCGCCTCTGACGCCGCCCACGAACCATCGGCCCGTTCCGACATCGCCAGGTCAAGGAACCCGGCCTGCCAGACATCCAGATCCATGCCGCACGCCTGGCCGAACTCGACTGCCTCCGGGCCGCTAGACCCCTTGATCCCCTGCGGCTTCGACTCCACCCTGGGCTGCTGAACGCCGAGCCGTCCGTCGAGCAGCAAGGTCATCGACCACCGACTCCCTGGGCTGCGCCCGCTCCAACTCCGCGATGTCCTTCAACGTGTCGCGGAGCTGACGGGACAGCGCGGCAGTCTGAGAAACCGCCTTCTCGCCTGACGGTCCCGCCTCGATCTCCTGGGCAAGCGTGTCTCGCAACGCCCGCAACCCATCCAGCCGGCTCGTCTCAACTGCTTCGCGGAGACTCACCAGACCCTCGATTCCGAATACCGCCGCGCCCGCCGAGACCTCGCCGTGTTCGCCACCGCCGTGTTGCACGACCTACAGGCGGCGCGCAAGCCCTCCAAGGGAGGCAGCTCTTCGCCGCCGTCCTCAATCCCCACAATGTGATCCGCGGTCGTGGCCGTCACCTTGCAGCCCGGCAACCCGATCTGGCATTCGTAGCCGTCCCGCGCCAGACACGCCTTCGACAACCGCGCCCACGCCTTCGTGCGATACACCGGGTTCGTCATGCGCGCCCCGAAAATCGAGAGGAAATCCCGAGTAAAAAAGTCGACTAAGCGGGTCTGTGTGCCGTCTGGGCGTGACCGGCACCCCCCCTACCCGTGGTGCACCGTCGGGTACCGGTACCCGTTTGCGAGCCGGGTACCTGCGGGGTTGTACAGGGCGTGCTTGCGGAGGGTGGGTGGCCTAGTGGTGCGGGGTGCGGCTGCTTGTCTTGAGTGATGGCGTTGCGTTACGCCTTCTTGGTCTTGCGTTTCACTGGCCTGCTCTTGTCGACGAGTCTGGTCAGGAATACGTCTTGGTGTTCGAGGTGGCGTTGAATGTCCCGTGCCTCGTGCAACACCGCTTCGGCATCTATGAACGTTGCCTCGGCCCGCTTATCGGACGCTTTCGCCATGATGTTCTGGCCGACGATGATGACCGGCAGCAACACCAACTGGAGGAACGTCTGTGCTATCCAGGCGACGATGATGATCTGGTTGCCCGACTTGAGTGCCGCCGGCAGGCTGATGAGCGCGAGGAGTGTGAACAGGCTCGCCGTCCACATCGTGCCCACGATGACCGTGATCCGCAGTCCGACGATGCCACCTAGGCGGCCGAGTGGGCCTTTGCCTGCGGTGCGTTGATCGCGGGTCTTGACTGGCTTGACGATGCCGTTGAGTCGTGCGGCGGTGTGGGGGTGGACGTTGTGACGAAACTTGCCTTTCGATTCTACGGGCGTTTCACGATGCGGCACGGGATGTCCACTCCGATGTCGGTCGCTTCGATCGCGCACGCACGATGCCAACCGTTCGCGAACAGCAACGGCAGGCCCTCTGCGTAGGCGCCTCGCACCAGCATCACCGGCGTGAGCACCTTGCCCGCCTTGATCTCCGCCAATACCTTCGCGACATGCGGATCGTCGGGCGGCGCGGCAGGCCTACCCGACGCGGCGAACAGCTCTTTGGCTT